CTTGCTGCCGGACACCTCCCCCCCGTCGCCCTTGGGGCCTTGCGGGCCGGTGTCACCCTTCGCGCCGGGAGCACCATCGGCTCCGGCAGGGCCGGTGTCGCCCTTCGGGCCTTGGGGGCCTGTATCACCTTTTGCACCGGGCGCACCAACTGCACCAGCGGGGCCCGTGTCACCTTTCTCGCCCTTCAGCGCCGCCAGCTGCGTCGCTGTGAAATCCGAATAAGTGAACGCCGCGCCCTTCTCACCGGGGTCTCCCTTCGGGCCAGCAGGCCCCTGTGGGCCCGTCTCACCTTGCGGCCCTTGGGGGCCGGTATCACCCTGCGGCCCCTGTGCGCCGGTATCACCCTTTGCACCGGCAGGGCCGGTATCACCCTTGGGGCCTTTCAGCGCACCCACGTTCACCCATGCCGCCTTGTCCACATCCCACTGATACACGGTGTTGCTGTCCGCCGTACCAACGAACCACGCGTCACCGGCGCTTCCTGTAGGGTGGGCTGCCTGCAAAGCCGCCAGCGTGGCATACAGTCCCTTTACCGTGTAGCTGTCGCCAGCAGGGCCAGTGTCTCCTTTGGGGCCGGTGGGGCCTTGTGCTCCGGTCTCCCCCTTGGGGCCTGCCGGGCCTTGTTCGCCCTGTGCTCCCTTGTCGCCTTTTTCACCTTTCAGCGCCGCCAGCTGCGCCACCGTAAAGTCTGCGTAAGTAAAGGCGTCGCCCTTCTCACCTTTTTCACCTGCGGGGCCGGTATCGCCTTTCGGCCCCTGTGCGCCCGTGTCACCTTTCGCGCCCTGCGCTCCTGCGGGGCCGCGCGGGCCTGTTGCGCCTGTGTCACCCTTGGGGCCTTGCGGGCCGGTATCGCCGACCACCTTGCCCAAATCCACCGTCTGGCCATCCGTCAGTGTCAGGATCAGATGACCGGTGTCCTCGTTGATATCCACCACCTGAAGCCCCCGCGAGATCGTGCCGTTCAGCCGTGCCTTGAACTGCGGGCTTAAAACCGCCTGAATATCGAGCCTCATTCCACCACCACCTTATTGCTGTGGGCAATCGTCGTGCGATACCCATGGGTAACATCCACGTCATAGGTGTACCTGCCTTTGGGGAACAGTGCCGTCACCGCCGCGTTAAAGTCCAGCGTCACCGTGGCCTTGCTGACGTTGGTAAAAGAAAATTCCTTTACCTCGTTCTCCCCTTTATCCCGAAACGTCACCTTTACCGTGTCCGCTGCATTCAGCGTCACCGCTTCCCCGTCCTGATCCGTCAGTCCAAGACCCAGATCCATGGTGAAGGTATCGCCCTCGTACCATTTGATTACACCGTTTACCACGCGGGGGCTTTGCTCCGCGTTGGGCAGATTGCTCATGTCCATCCCTCCCTTTTTATAAAGAGCATAACAGAAGCGGCGGTGGAAACTCTATCCCACCGCCGCTTTGCTCTTGTCAATGCCAGGGCGCATCCGTGCAAAGCAAAAGAATCGTTGCACATTGGCAAAATTCAGTAAATCAGTTATAAATGTTTGTGCTGTAATCACAAAATCTATGCGCTATTTTTGGCTATTCTGATGTTTACAATTACAAGCAATATTGCGTATAATAATAACGCAGGGAAACCTGCCAGAATTGAAAATGACGCCCGTCATCTTCGTCTGTCGCCTGCCGCGTGTCGCCAGCGGCATAAAAAAGTGCGACTTGCTTACGACGGCCGCTTGCCTGCGTGCGGGGTATAAGTTGCAGGCATGAACCACCAGAAAGGCCTTCTGCAATATTGCGGAGGGCCTTTTCTCTAAAGAGGAGTTGTCGAATCATGACAGACCTGATTCTCTACGGCTTATATTCGATAAAAGATTCCTATTTTTCGGATTTTAAGCGTCCTTACTGGATGGACAACAAAAATGAGGGACGCCCGTATTATTACTTACTTCAAGATTCAGATGGCGTACATTGGGTCATACCGTTAAGTTCGCAAGTTGAAAACTATGAGCGGAAGATTGTCCGCGAAGAAGCAAAACGAGGGGCAGGCAACTGCATCTATTATCATATTGGAAAAATCGCATCAGCAAAGAGAGTGTTCCTGATTGGAGATATGTTTCCGGTAAGCGTCGGTTACATAAAGAAGCCTTATACCATCGGGTCAGTCCATTACATTGTCAGGAACGCCTCTTTAAACAAAGCTGTCTATAGTAAGGCTATGCGCTATCTGAAGCTTGTTTCGACAGGGAAAATGCACAGCAGGAACGATATCATGGGAATTAAACGGACGTTGCTAAAGCCAAAAGAGAAATAAAGAAGAGGGGCTTACGGCCCCTCTTCTTCACTTCTCCATCGTTTTGGTAATCGCCGCTTTTACGACACCGCCGCCCTTCAGGGCTTCCTTCACCCACTTGGTCGGCTCGTAGCTGCTGACCACCTCGGCCTTTGCCACCTCGTTGGCGGCGCTGTAAATGCGGGCAATGCAGTCCGCTTTCTCTTCGTCGGACATACTCCGGTATGTGGCATTTTGCGTCAGCTCCGTCAGCCACTTGTACGCCTCGCCGCCCTTCTTCTGGGCGTATGTCACATACTGTTCACCCGTCAGGTCAACTCGCTTCTTGTCCACGTTGAAGTACTTGCTGGCACGTCTGGGCAGCACGCTCTCCCCCGTGACCTCATAAAGCCGCAGCAGTTCTTCCTCCATCTCGCTCATGTCCACAGTGGAGGTATAGGCAGGGTTCAGGAAGTTGTTGAAGGCTCGCGTTCCTACTTCGCCCATACTCTCCGTCCGGCCCCATGCGTCGATATAGGGGATCTGGCTGTAATCCCAGATGGGGATCTTAGCGCTGGCCCGTCCCAGCGCATACTGCACGTTGTTGGTCAGCTTGGAGTTCTTGCTGGTGAACGTGGTGTACCGCAGCCCCTCGCCCGTGCGCTCTGCCTGTCCCAGAATGGTGGGAATGCCCTGTGATACATAGCTGGCGGCTGCGTTAACCAGTGCCGTGGGCAGCCCCGGCAGTCCGTTGCTGCTGGCATACCCCACAGAATCGAACACATCGTTCAGACTTTGCAGGCAGCTCATTTCCAGCATCGGCTCCGACACCTGTGATATCGCCGTCAGCCAGTCCGCCATCGTGGCAGGCTTATCCCCGCCGTCCGTCAGTTCCCACAGGTTCACGCCCACAAAGAACGGCAGACACTCCGGCGCCAGCCAGTCCAGCGTCACGCTGGTGCCATTGGGCAGCTCCAGTGCATACGCCTGATGCCCCGCCAGCTCCATGAAGTCGTTTTCCTTATCATCGTCGTCGCCGTGGCCCCGCACAACACCCTGTGCCGCCCAGAAGAGCCCCAGCGCCAGCAATCCCGTACCCGTCAGGCCCGCCGAAATGGCGTCAATGGCTTCCGCCGCCGTTTTCGTACCCTTCTGCACATCGAAAATGGCCTGCTTGAAGCCGTTCAGCAGTCCGATGGGACTGTACTCCACGCCCCGCGCCAGAATGTTGGCCGGTGTCTTGCGGAACGGCAGAATACCCTCCATCACCGTGGCGATCGTCCGCTTCGCGCCGTTCTTGCTGTTCCGGCCCATGCGGCCCAGCTCGCTGATAGCCTGCGAAAAGGCGTTGGTGTCCCGATAGGTGGCTTTCTGCGCTTCCTTGATGGCGTATTCCCGCGCCTTTACCACCTTGTCGCCGCCCTTGGCGATCATCTCCGCCGTGATGCCGTTGGCCTTGCAGTACTGGGCCATGGCGTAGGCATAGTGGGGCTTGGAGAACCATGCGTCCTCCTTGTCCAGCGCCCTGCTGTTGGCTTTTCGCGCCGCCTCAAGGGGCTTGACGATTTTGAAGATCACCCGCCCCTCTTCAATATACTTGTTGGCGTTGGCAAAATCACTGTACTTGCCGCCGCCCATGGCCACGTCCGCCACCTTGGCGTAATCCTGCGCCGCCGCTTGCAGCAGCGCCTTGCCGCCCTTGCCGGTCACAAATTCCTTGCTGCGTTCCATCTTCCCGCCGGACAGTCGGTATACCGCCTTTTCAATGCCCGTCGCCACCACGTTCTTGGCTGCCACCACCGGAACAAATCCGGCGTTGCCCACCACGTTCCGTACATGGGTGCGGACATTGCCCAGCATGGCCAGATACCGCCATGCGTTCCACTTATCCTTGAAGCGGGAGGGCATCTGCTTGCCGATATCCCGGTAGATGTTTGCCAGCACCGCGTCCCGCTCCGCCTGATCGGCGGCTTTCATGAACTGCTCCGCCAGCGTCTGGTCGATCTTCAGCTTCGGGGCCTTGTCGTCGCCGTATTCCTCGTTCAGCTGTGTTTGCAGGTTCGCAATGCTGCGCTGTGCCTGATAAAGCTGCGTCTCCGGCGACACCTGCTTCAGAATCCGGGTGGCCTGCAAAGCCTGCGCCGCGCTCCGCTGGTGCTGCACCATGTCGGAAAGCACGTCCAGCGCCGTCTCCGTGTCGCCGCTGTTGGCCGCGTTGTTATAGAGCGCCCAGCCCATGGCCGTGTTCTTCTTGGACACGTTGCCGGCTTTCATGGCCGACTTCCAGTCAGTCAGCGCCTGCGCCCAGCCCACGCGCTTGATCTCGCCGTCAGCGTCGGCAATGGCCGCCTTGTCGGAATACACCTCATAGGAGTACTTGCCCTCCAGCGCCAGCGTCTCGATATCCGGCACCATCTCCTCCGGCGTGGCCTTGGCCTCCAGTACCGTCCGCACCGTCTGGGAGATTTTTTCGTCCTCGCTGCTCTTCTTGGGCAGCTGAATATCCCGCGCCGCCTTTTCGCCCTTGCGCATCGTGCCGTACAGACCGCGATACCCGCCCAGAAGCTCCTCCACCTTGCCCAGATAGGTGCGCTCCTGCTGCTGGAGCACGGCCCGTTCCCGCCCCAGCAGCTCTTGCAGGCTGCGGTTGCCTTCAAGGTCTTTCAGCTTGTTTTCCACAATGGCCACGCGGTTGGTGTCCTTGGTGATCTCGTCCTTCAGATACGAAATCCGCTTGGCGTTTTTCTTCCCATCAGCGAGGGAAAGTCCCGTTAGTTCCGCCCGGTTGGCCGACAGGCTGGCTTCATAGTCCTCCAGCCGTCCCACCGCGTCCCGGTACTCGGCAAGGCGCTTGCGCTCCCATTCGGTCTTGGCAGACCCCTCCGCCGCCGACAGCAGGATTTCCCGGTCAGTCGTGCCGCGCTGCCGGTATGCGGCGTATTTGGTCAGCTCCCGCACTTCCTGCTCCAGCTCCGTGGCGGATTTCAGCTGATAGCGAATATTGTTACTTTCTCTGAATCGCTTGACTTCCTTCTGGAACTGTGCTAAATTCTTCTTGAGGGATGCATCTGTTATGTCCCCCAGTCCTGCTGACTGGGCTACCTCTGACAGGCTGCTTCTCTCTTTTTTGTTGAAATCCAGCACACGGCCTTCCTTGACAGCGTTACGAATCAGTTCAGCCCAGCCAACGCGCCCGCCATCTTCAAAGAAATTCCGCTCCGCGATGGTCAGGACAACGTGCGGCCGTGTTTCTCGGTTTTCGGGGGAGATCGTTTTTCGGGAATAGAAACTCAGCACGGCATACAGCGGTGCATTGTTGTTTCCATATTCCGGCAGCATCATAATGACCGCCGGATTTCCGTCTTTTGTCTTGGTGGAAATGGTCATGGTCGGCTCGTTGATGCTCATAATGGCCCGCGTCATTTTCTCCACACCCAAATCATGGAAATGGACATTCTCGCCCTTGCGCTGCGTCGGGCGGCCATCCTGAATGGCCTGCTCCTTGCTGACCATGTTTTCATAGGCGTGGTCACGCTGGATATAAATGTCGCCACCGATTCCCAGTTTCTCACTGATATAGCGCGGCATAACGCTGACGGGGATCAGCTGGTTCTGGCGGGTGGCCTTTTCGCTCAACGCATCGTACAGCGCCGTAGAAACCGCCTGTTCGCTGAAGCTCTTCAACTGATACCGTCCCTCACCGTCGCCCTCGCGGGCGGCGGTTTTTGCTTTCTGCGCCCTGTTCTTAAATGCTTCATGCAGCTCGCGCAGCTCATTTGTGTAGGCCGCGAAATCGTGAAATACTCCTGTGCCTACGCCGCTGGTAAACAACTCCGTCTTTCCAGCCGCAATGTGTCCGTATATGGTAGCGTTGAACTCGTCGTACAGCTGCCTGGGGTCTGCCGTTTCAACAGTCGTTCCCTGATGGGCCGCCACATGATCCAGCAGAATGCGGGTCACAGTGTCGCTCATATTGAGCATCTCCGGTGTGCGCTCAACAAAATCCATATACGGTGCGAAATTCACCTGCCGCATGACATGAGTGATCTCATGCGCAGCAAGCATCCCGCGATTCTGCTCCGGCATCGTCTCGCGGAAATACACCTGCCCACGCACTGAAAATGCAGGGGCCGCACCCTGTTTTCTGTTTTTGTCCCACACGGCATCTGATACCACAAAACTGGGCACTTTGTAATCTACCGCTATTTTCTGTTCCTCATAGGCAACGCTGCCCTCTTTCGGAACAATGAGGCCGCCGTTTACCCATGTACGGTACGGTTTTTCTCCAAAGGCTGTGTCTCCTTCTCCGTATCGTCCAGCAGCAATAGAAAATCTTCCGCGAACGTTTTGATCGTCTCCTCGTCCGCCTGTACGCCCTTCTCTTTTGCCGCGTCCATAAGCTTCCTGGTCAGCTCGTCCTTCTCGTTCATGTAATGCGCCCTCCTTTGTCGTTCTGCTTGTAACCATTATAGCACGTTTTCCCGCCGCGTCATAGGCTTTCTGCCACAGCGCTACACACTGTTCCAGTTCGTCCATGCTCTTGCCGTAGGCATCCTGTGCGGCCCTGTCCTGCGCCGTCTTGCTGCGGAACATCGACTTCACCTTTGCGATAAAGGCTTTCAGGGCGTCCAGCAGCTTTCGGGCCCCGCTGCGGTTCTCCTTGGCGAAGTCCTCAAATAGATTGCCGTTTTCCATCATGTCGCGGGTGAAGTCGGCGGCGATCTCGTCCATGGCCTCCTCTTGCGTCAGCTTCACGCCCGCTTCCTCGGCCTTGGCCATATACGCCACCACATACGCCGCCGCGCCCTCCTCGCCGGATTCCCGTGCGCGGTAACTCATGGCATGGTCACGGTAGGCGCGATACTCCTCCGGCGCCAGCTCCTGCATGCGGTGCGTCACCTCGTGGGCCGCCACAAAGCCGAAGGCGTTGTCCGCGTCGGCGGCGATCTGAATGAGGTTTCGGCCGGAGAGGTACACGCCGTTGGCCTTGCCGCCGGAGATCGTGTCCACCATCTCAATGCGCACACCCAGATTCTTGCCCAGCGTGTTCAGCAGCGCCGCCGTACCGGCCTGCTCCTTGACCATCTTCCGGGAATGCTCGTTGTCCACAAGGCCGCTTTCGCTGCCCGCGCTGCTCACAAGCGTAAGCCCCGCCTTTTCACGGGCAAGACTGGCCGCCGCGTCGGAAAGGCCCGCCTGATAGGCCGCCGTCTGTACGCTCTGGGGCAGTGCGCTGGCCGCCTCGCTCTTCACGTTGGCAGCAGATTCCCGCCGCAGGCCCGCCTGACAGAGAACGGTAAAACCCGCTTGCAGCTTGCCCTTGCTCTCCACGTCGGCGTTCTGCACCTCGGCCCACGCCTTGCTGCCGTTCTCGCCCAGCCCGTTCTGCCACGCCGCAGCCTCCCGGCCTGCGATATAGGCGATCTTCCGCTGGGTCTCGCTGAGATAGCTCAGATCCTCCTGCTGCATCACGGCCTCTTCCTTGGCTCCCGCCTTGCCGTACTCATAGGCGATCCGGTACGCCGAATCATACAGCGCCACGTCCTGCCCCTCGGCATAGGTGCTGCGGAACACCTCCGCCTGCGCCCCGTACTTGTCGGAAGCCTCTGTCAAGGCCGTGTCCTCCGCGCTTTGCTGGTCATCCAGCTGCACACCGGCCTCCTGCAAGAACTGGCGATACCGCTCCGCTGTCAGCTCATTGCTGTGCTGCACGGCGGTCTGTACCGCCATGTTGCCGCCGCCCATCAGGCCACCGGCCAGAGCGCCCGCACCGAAGTCCACGGCGATATCCTTGATCGTCTCGCCCACGACCTTCTGCTGCGCTTCCTGATGGCTCATGCCGCCTGCCATGTAGGCATTGATCCGCTGCTCCACGTCGGCCATGTCACCGTTGATCACCTTATCCCACCACAAATTGGCAAGGTCGGTGAACATCTCCTCGCTGCCCTCGATACCGCCCTGAATGGCGGCATTTTTCAGCATTCCGGCCAGCTTCTGCTTTGCCGTGCCCGTGGGCAGCTTCATGTGGATCAGGCTTTCCAGACTTACCTTCTCAAAGAAGCTTTCCATCACGCCCGCCGCCACACCGGTGACAATAGCGTGGCTGTCGTCCAGACCGCGATCCTTTGCCGCCACCATCGCGTCGGTGGCCGCCGCGCCGCCCAGCGTGGCCGAAGCCGCAGCAGGCGGAACGCCCAGCGCCGCCAGTGCCACCGTGGCCGCGCTGTCCAGCATAGACGTACCCACACCATACGCAAACGCGGCCGCATCGCCGTGGTCATACTGAAGGTTTTTTGTCACCTCGCCCCGCACACCGCTGGCGTAGGCATAGGGCAGCATGGCCGGAGAATGGTAGTCCGCCGGGGTATCGGGATTCCGAAGCTTTTCCATCGCCGTGTATACCGTGCCGATGCCGCTCAGAAGATTGGCCGGAACCGACAGCAGCGTGCCGCCAATAGGCGACTTCTCGCCCTCATTCCGCGCCATCTCCTGTACCTTGGCGTACCGCTCCGCATTCTTCTCCCGCTTGGGAATATTGCGCTGATAGTTCACCAGCTGGGAAAGCTCGTCCTCCGAGAGACCGGACGCCAACAGTGTCTCCCGCGCAGCAACCTTTCGGTCATAGTCAGCCTGCGCCGCGGCGGCCGGAACACCCTCTGTGCTTGCCAGCACCTCCAGCGCGGCAGTCTGCTCCTCCGTCAGCTTGTCCAGCGCCTCGCGGCCCTTCACGTCGTATTGCAGGCTCTCCGCCTTGTTCAGATCGGCCTTCATGGCGGCATACTGCCGCTCCGCCTCCGTCGTCCGGTTGGCGTCATAGCCGCCGAAAGCATGGATGTTATAGGGCGCTTTCTCCTCCTGCGCCTTTTTCCCGGCCTTTTCCACCTCGGTGCGGTACTTGTCCAGTTCCAGCCCCAAAAGCCGCTGGTACTCCTGCTCAGACAACTCCTGCTGCGCCTTTTCGTCCGCCAGCTCCTTGGCGGTTTTCTGCCGATCTCCGGCAAAGGAGAATCCCCCCAGAAACGTACCGTAGGGAGAGACTACCTGTCTCTCCCGTTTTTTCTGCTGTGTCTCCACCGGCTCCGGCGTAATCACCATGCTGCCGGGGGAATAGAGCTTACTCTTGCTGTCGCCGTATCTGCTGGGGTCAAACCCGGTTTCCGTGCCGCTGTCCACCCTCGTATCCGCAGCGCTGCTCCCGTAGATTTTGCTCTTCTTACTGCCGTATTTACTCGGATCAAATCCCGCCATGTGTTGACCTCCTATGTTAATACAGTTCGTTCATGATCTGTTCCGCTTGGGCGGCGGTGATCTCGCCCCGCTGCACGAACCCGTTCAACAGGTTCGCTGTGCGGCGGGACTGCGCCCCCGCCTTTGCATAGGCCAGCGCCCTGCTGTACGCGGTGGTGTCCTTGTAGGAAGAACTCCCCGTGTTCTTGCTGCCGCCGGAACCTCCGCTGGAGCTTCCTCCGCCGCTGCTCTTTGCCGCCGCAGCCGCCTGTGCCGCCTGCTCCTGCTGCCACCGGAACTGCTCCAGCTGCAATTGATACTGCCGATCGGCGTTCTCCTTCTCCAGCTGGTAATTTCTGTCCGTGTTGAACTGGTTCCACTGCTGGAGCCACTGGTTATACCCCCGGTCATAGGCGGTGTCCGCGTTGCCCTGGGCATAGTCACGTTCCGTCAGCCACTGGTTGTAGGCATCCCGGTACTTGCTGTACTCATCGTCTGCCAGATCACCCAGCATACCATACTGCTGCTGCATCCGGTCGCCCTCATCCTGATACTGCTGATAGGCCATCTGGTACAGCTCCGGCACCACGTCGTTCAGCTGCTGCAAATAGGCGTCGTACTGCTGCTGGCCCACCGCCTGCCCGTAGGTGCTGGCATAGCCGCCCGTCAGTGCCGCCGCCTGCCCCATGGTGTCCATCATCGCCATCCGGCCCTTTTCGGCGTACTGCTTGGCATACTGCTGGTATAGCTCGTCCTGATTGATGTCATACCGGAACTTGTCCCGGTTCACGATCCGGTCATACAGGTCTTTCAGCTGATCCTCGTAGCTGTTGGCGTAGGTGGGGGCGTTCTTCTGGGCCTCCAGCAGCGCCTTCAATGCCTCCTGATACGCCTGATCCCCCGCCGCGTCATAGGTAAGCGTCGGGGTTTTGGACGTGGTGGTGCGCGTTGTCGGCCGCACCGTGCCTGTGCTGCTGGGCACCGTGCTTTTCCCGGTGGTATTGCCGCTGTTCCCATACAGCGCCCCCTGCGTGTTTTTCCCGGCAACACCGTCAACGGAAAGCCCCATGTCCTTCTGATATTTCTTCACGGCGGCGCTGGTGGACGGGCCGAACTTGCCGTCCGCGCCGCTGCTGCCCACGTCATAGCCCGCGCTCATCAGCGCGTTCTGGAGCTTGCGCACCTCCTCGCCGCTGGAGCCGATGGAAAGCTTGTTATATGTCGCCATTGGTCATCATTCTCCTTCTTCGGAATTTTTCCATTTGCCGATGCAATGGATGTGAACATCGTTGATTATCACGCTGCCGCCGTAGCTTTGCCACACACGGTAGTTCACGGCGGCAGCGGTGACAGCGCATGCCTGCGCGTTCGCGTAAGTGTTGGTCAGGGCATTGGCAGTACAGCAGACCGGCGCAGCGGCAAAAACGCCATCCGGCAGATCCACAGAAGCGTCTTTGATATTGTCCGCACTGAACACGCCGTCCTCCACCTCTTCCAGAGAAACAGCCCCTAAACTGCCGGAGTGCCACCATGCTTCCGAGATCCCGCTTGCCCACTTGCGGTATGTCCAGCTGCCGCTTTCGCCCTGCTCGATCACAACATCTTTCAGGTTGCCCGCCGAAACATTGCCGCGTATCTGCACATTTCCGTTCGCGTGGATATCCCACCACACTGCCAGCACATCATCATACTCAGCAATCTGCCCGAAAGCAGCGCCCGTTCCTCCCGCTTTCAGGTGGAAAGCCACGGATTTGGTGGGAACCATCTGCTCGTATACCGTCTCCGTACCAAGGGCGTCCGTTACCTTCAGCCTGACGATGTAGCTCTTATCATCGTTTACCTCCGTGCTGTTGACCAGTTTCGGTATGCCGCCCTGCATGGAAACGTCCGCGCCATAGGAGGAAGCACCGGACTGCTTATATGCGCCTTTCAGCTCCGCGCTGTTCTTGCCATTAAGCCCCGTGTAGTTGATCGTGCCTTTTGCGCACAGGTATCTGCCGTCATTTTTGGGCTGCATCTGGCTGTCGCTGCGGAAAACGGAAATGTCCGTGATCGTGGGCGGCGCGTAGTCCAGCAAAGTGATCGTGTGGTTTTCGGTCGTGCTGAACCCTCTGCTGTCTGTTACTCTCACAATGATAACGGCAGACGTAGCGGAGAGGATTCCCGTCTTGGCCGCATTATCCACCGCCGCCGTTGTAAAGCCGCCGTAGGTCACAGAAAACCCGCTTACCGAAGATCCGTATTTCGGAGATACCTTGGACGCGTCAAATGTGACAACGGCCTTTGAAAAGCCCTTTATCCAGTCCTCGATGCCCACAGCAGCAGGCACATTCTCCCGCGCCACCGTGTACCAGCCGCTTGATACCTCAGGCAGCGCATCGTCTGGCGGGTACAGGATCAGCGAGACGATATTTGCTCCTCTTTCATTGCCGTTATAATAGGTCGTGCAGGTGATCGCGCACGGTGTGCCCGCCGATGTGACCTTATCAATAAGACTTGTCGGCGGCGTCCATGTATAGTTCGAGGTCACATTTGTTGCAATCGTTCCCGTCTCGCCGTTACACGCATAGGTAAGCGTATGCCTGTAGCTCGTATTCTTCCTGTTGGTGTAGATGATAACGCCCGTGCCCAGCTTGGTGGACGCCGCCGAAAGCGTGGGGACAGACGCAGGCTCTGTAGCAGGCGGGACATATGTGCCGATGCTCGTCCGGTAGGACATATCCAGGTCGCCTCTGCTGCCGCCTTGCGGATGTACATTGATGGAAAGATAAATGCTGCTTGCCGTTGTCGCCCCGGATATCGGGAAAGATATCGAGTTCGACCATCGGATAGAGCCTGTGGTGTTGTTCTTCAGCAGCTTCGTCGTACCGTTTACCGTTACTTCGATCCAGTATTCATATGTCCATGTGTGGTCGGGAGCCTGTCCAAAGGAGCCGGAAACCGTCACAGTCCCTGAGTAGTATTCGCTGTCAGACGATAATCTGGAAATATCATCCGATACGCTGATGGTGATGGGAGGCTCAGTCCCCCAAACTGTTGACGCCATTACGTCCCACCTCCGATCCACTTAAATGCAAGGCCGTTACTTCCGTCAATAGCCCAGTTCCCCGCCACCTCCAGACTTCCGGCCGACATTCTGCTTGCCGTCAGCGCATTGTTGGCGAAGTAGGCCACCTCGTTGCCGTTGACGTAGAAAGACAGCTTCTGCGTCGTCCAGATGGACATGTTGTGCGACTTGTCGATGATGTCATATTCCACACCGTTGACGGTCTCTTTCAGTCCCGTCACCGTAATGTCCTGCCCGATGGCAATACCGATCAGGGGCGTAAGGCCGTCATACCCCACAATACCCTGCCGGATATAGCCGTTTGTCGTGGAAATGTAGTGGTCAACGATCTCACTGGTGGCCGTTATGTCTCTTTGGAGCGCTTCTGCCGTCTCTGTGATCTCCGCTTGTACATTCTGCTGGAAGGTTCCGAAGTCGCTGACGGCCACATAGTTGCTCTCAAGTTCGTGGGTGATCCTGTCGATCTCTTGGCGCACGAACTTGGCGTTCTTGATAATCAGGCTTTTCAGCTCGTCCTGCGTCTGGCTGATCTCCTGCTTCGCCTGCTCTGTGAGGGAACCCCCGCCCAATTCCTTGGCGGCAGCGGGGGTAAAATTCTCCACTGTCAGGCTGTTCAGGCTCATGTTTAACTCCTCCACAAGCCTGAACAGGTAGCGCCGCACAGAAACCAGCTCCTCGGCGGACTTCCCCGCCACCATGGGCGGTGTGGACAGATTCACCATTATGCGTCACTCCCCGTTTCCAGTATCTTTGCAAATGAGTATACCCGAACCTCGCCCTCGCCCTCTATCCTCAGCCGGAAGTGGTCGCAGCGCCGGGGCCGCACTGGCAGCAGAAAGCTCTTTGTGCCCACGCCCTCCATGTGGCCGCAGTGATGCCACACGCCGTCCGAATCGTACTGGATATACATATCCGCCCTTGACCCTCGCGGCAGCAGCATCCGCAGGTTGAACCGGCTCACATACTTCTGCTCCACTGTGGTATAGCCGATCAGGCCCGTCTCCGCCGCCCACTTCACCGCCGTCTCCGGCGTACCCTGACTGCCATGCAGGGCAAGCAGCTGCTTTGTCTCCGCGTCGATGGCGTACAGCTCCCCGTCCATCTGGGTAAAGCACAGCGCATGCAGATCGTCCTCTCTGTGCCACAGGCCCTTTGCCGTGTCGTAGCAGAACAGATGCCACGCGTTGGCCCCGTCCCGCATGGACAGGTAGTATTTTCCGCCGCAGCCGCCGCCCACGGCGCTGTGATAGCGTACATCTCCCAGCGCCTCCCCCACAGCAGAGGGAAAGCTTCCGTCATAGGCGCATACGCCCTCGCGGGCCTTGTAATACAGCACCTCGTTCACCACGCACAGGCTTTTGCCGCTGCCGTTCTGTACGCCGCGTCCCACCGTTTCTGTCACCTGATGGGCGCCCGCAGAGCTGATAGCGATCCGGTGGATCACATTCTCTTTGAAGAACGTGGGGTAGCCCAGATAGTTGGCCGCACCTGTCCACGCGCCGTCCGAACCCACGGATGCGGCCCACGCGTCGGTGGCGATGCCCAGAAATCGGTTCCAGTTCTTGAAATCGCCCAGTGCGCAGCAGTACAGCTCATTCACGGCCTTGCCGTCCACCATGCCGTACTTGCAGCCCCACACCCGGTTCTGGCTCTCACACACATAGTCCATATCCGGTACGCTGCGTGAGACCGTCACAGTGCCTGTGGTCTGCGTCACCGCCACGTCAACAAGGCCCACCACCACGATGTAGTTGTTCTCCGGATCAACGGCATAGATGGCCTTTGTGCTGTTGAGCGCGTCATACTGCTCCTTTACAGCCGCGCTCTCGCCGGGATAGGCAATCCCGGAAAGCTTCACGCCGTCATACTGCTTGAACCCCATGCCGATACCTGTCGCCTGTATGCGGACATATACCGTGGGAACCGTGGCCCATGTCGCGGAGGAAACGCTATATCTCCGCAAAGAATGGGGCGTCTGCGTGGTATCGAGCCAATACTGGCCGCCCTCCGGCTCTTCCGGCTGCGTGGTAGCAATGTCCTGTATCACGGCGCCGTTCGCGTCGCAGATATCATACCGGACATTGGATTCCGCGCAGGAAACAGCCACCGTGTTTTCCATGTCGCCGAAGTCGCTCATATCCTTGGTGTTGAGATACTTCTTGTCCGGCCAGATCAGCAGATACGCACCCATGCTCACCAGCTGCTTTTCGCCCGCCGTCAGCCGCAGGCCCACGATCTCATAGCCGTTGTAGTAGAGCTTCCCGTTGTCCACATAGGCCAGCGTCTCCTTTGCCAACATGCCGCCCGGCGCGGTCAGCGTGGCGTCCAGAACGCCCCGCCGGTTCCGGCTGGCCAGCATGGGGTAGTAGTCGGAGGTCAGATTCTGCATCTCGTAGAATTCCCCGTCCCCGATCCGCAGGTCATGGTGATAGCCCCGGAACACGTCCGTCACCTGCTGTGCGGTCTTGGTCTCCTCCACGGTGGGAAAATACGGCATACTGCGCCCCTCCTCTCAAAACCGGAAGGCCGCTTCCGCAGGCAGCGGCACATGCGTCCGGTTGTACCAGTTCCAGAACGTCTGATAGGCATTGTTGTACAGCACCACGCTCTGGTTATACTTGGCCATTTCCCCGTTCTCCTTGTCGATCTGGGACTGCAGGAAATAGTTGTAGATATCCTCGTCGTAGGGATACGGCACCAGCAGCACCGTGTCCGGGTCGGCCTCCCCGTAGCCATCGAACTGCGTCAGCGTGCTGCCCTCGTGGGTGGCGATGACCTCCCAGAAGATCATCCCGTCCAGCTTACTGAGCCACCGCACCTTTGTCTCGTGGTCGTACTGGTTGGGCTTCATGCGGTCAACCAGCTCCACCGCTTCATTGATGGTCATCGTCATATCCTCCTTTGAAAAAAGGGGAGCCGCCGCTCCCCTTCCTTGTGTCCTGTTGTTACTGGGGCTGCTTGGCAGCCTCCAGCAGTTCTTCCTTCTTCTGCTCCAGCATCTCCTGTGCCTCAAAGGCCCGGCGAATCTCCTCCGCCACACACTTGGGCACCATGCTTTTCTTGCCCTTGGGCAGCAGGTAGTTGGTGCCGTTCACGCTGACAAAGAAGTTGGGGTCGTCGTTGGACTGTCCGCGGGGGATATATACCTCCACCCGCTCCTCCACAGGCGCGGCTTTCTTTCTGGTTTTCTTCTCCTCCGGCTGGGTGGTGGAAGCGGCAGGATCGACCTGCACGCCGTCAGGGTTCTGCATATTCACGTTATTATCTGCCATGTTGTCCTCCTTACAGTATGAGAGGGGCAGGGCTTTCCCTGCCCCTCATGGGTCGTCAGTTGGCCGTGTCGGTGGCGCTGTAGCTGGATACCGCCATCACGCGCAGCATGCGCTCGGGGTACAGCATCGTGGCGCCGTTGGTCTCGAACTTGTAGCCGATGGTGCTGAACTGGTTCAGCGGGCCGCCGATCTCGCTCTTGTCGTGCACGATCATCTCCGCACCGCCGCCGTCGGGATCGATGATACCGAAGGAATCCTTGCCGAAGGCGTAGCAGGCGTAGGTAGCGCCGTTGGCCTTGTTCTTGTAGTTGTTGCCGGTCAGCACCGGGGCAAACACGTCCTCGATGAAGCGCATGCCGTGCAGCTCGCCGATCTCGCCGTTGAACAGCTCCGTGGTGGCGGCGTACTTGTGGGCCTCCACCCAGTCCTTGCTCTTGCGCAGATCATAGGCTACGCTGGGGTGGATCACCATCGCGTACTTGCCGTGGATGGTGGGCACGCGATCCTTCTTCATCTTGGTCACGGCCTTGGCCACCATGTCGGGGGTCAGCTTGGCCCAGCCGTTGGGGGTGGCGCTGTCGCTGCTGCCGGTGGTGCCGCCTGCCGCCATGGTGGCGCAGCTGGTGGGGGTGGACACGAAGGTGCCGTCCTCGGTCACATTGTCGCAGTACAGCACGTTGGTGTTGGTCAGCAGCGCGTCGCGGATCAGCACCTCCTGGGTCTCCGCCAGAGACGCGCCCATCTCCTCGGTGGCGCCTAGGATCACGTCGTCATAGGCGTGCAGCTCCAGCTGGTCGGACACAGCGGCGAAGGTGCCGTACTGGTCGATGGAAGCGGTCTTGACGCTCATGCCGAACTTCTGGCCGGTGGGGATCACGCCCTCGGTCAGCTTACCGGCACGGGCGAAGGTGTTCCACTTGCGCCATTCCACGGTCTTGCCCCGGCCTCTGGGCAGAGGCTGCTTCTTGGCAAACTGCGCATACACCAGCTCCACACGGGCGTTTTCCAGCAGCTCCGTGTCGTAGAAGGTTTTCAGCTCGCCGCTGAGCGTGTTGGCGCCGGAAAAGGCGGTGGTGGTGCCGTCATAGGCGTTCACATAGTTGCCGGTGGCGTTCACCACAGTGCCCGCGTCGGCAAACAGCTGCAAATTGATGGCAAAGACCATCAGCTTGGTTGCGATAGTTTTCATGTACAATTCTCCTCTCGTCGTCACAGAGGGAGAAGCGCGGCTTACTTGCCGGGATAGATCTTCTGCCCTCTGGCCGCAGCTTCCCTGATCTGGCGCTTCAGCGCCTCACGCTGCTCACGGGAAGCATGGGCATAGTCAAATGTGGTCACAGAGGGAGCCTGTGCCTGTGTCCCGTTCTCCACGGGACGGGCCTGACCGGATCGGATGGCGTTGGACATCTGCTCCGCCGTCTTCTGCGCTGCCGCCTGCATGGCGGCCTGCTGGATCTCCTTGCGGTGGATGGCGTAGTAGGCATCCTCCACGCTCAAACCGCTGTTGGGCGAGGTCATGCGGGAAAACACGGGGTTTTTCAGCTCCTCCAGCAGATCAAAGGACGGAAACGTCTTTTTCAGCGCCTCGCCCTGCTGATGGAGGTTCTCCATGTGGGCGTTGAACGCCTGCTGCGCGGCGGTCTGCTCGTTCTGGGCCTGCAAGCGGGCGTTGTCCCGCTGCAGCTGCTCGATCTGCTTCACCGCCGCCACCGACATACCCATCTCCTCGGCCTGTTCCGTATACAGGGAATCGTCCTCCGAGATGGCCTTTGCCAGCGCCTCCGGGTCTTTGCCGTCCAGCCCGTACTTCCGGGCCACCAGCTCCAGCGCCGGAGAAAGCTTGCTCAGCGTGTCCTCCGCCTGACCGGCGGTCTTGAGCCGCGCCTTGATGACGGACTGCATCTGCTTGTTGTACTCCGGGTCTGCCATGATCTCGTCCCAGCTCATCCGGGCCGGGGCTGCATTGTCTCCCTCGGGTGCGGGATTCTCGGCAGCGGCGTCCTGCTGATCGGTGGGCTGCTGCTCCTGCTGCGCGGCCTCCTGCTTGGGGGCAGGCTGTTCCATGCGCGGCGCAGGGGCTGCTTTGGCCCGTTTCGCCCGTTTTGCCAGCACGCTTTCGGGCACACCCAGCTCCCGCAAGCGCGTCTCCCCGGCGTCGGGAGCATTATCGCCCGGTGTCGCAGCCGCACCCTCGCCGCCGTCGCCGCCCTCGGCGAACAGCTGCAAGCCCAGCCACTTGAAATACTTTTCCATGCGTTTTCCTCCTGAAAATCTGCCGCTTACGACCGGCGAGTCGATGGAGTATGGCGCGGACAGTTGGGAATCGAACCCACCACACACGGTTTTGGAGACCGCGTCGCCGCCTTGGAACATTTGCCCGCATAGAGGTGCCGGTGTACTGATGCCGCCCACCGGCAGGCGGCCATAGAAAGGAGGTGAAAATGAAAGGCAAGTATAGCTTACACCATTGCCCACAGGAATCTCTATCCCACCACTAAATCACCCGATACGTCAGATTTTCCGGATACTGCTGCTGCAAAACGTCAAAGCCCGCGCACACAGTATCAAACACCAGCGTTGTCACCGCCTGCATGCCGTGCACCGGCGCACAGGAAATGATGGCGTTTCCCTCCTTGATCTCCAGCACAGGCCGCCGCACTCTCCGCCGGTCGGCGCACAGCTCCGTCACATTGGCCGCCAGTGTATACACCAGAATGCTGGCGGCGGCGCACACCAGATCATGGCCCGCCTCGCCGCTGTGAGCATGGCCCTTTACCTTCAGGATCAGCCGTTTCCGGTCATAGGTCACATCGATCATTTATCCTTTGCCCTCCCTGTCACGGCCCCGCCGTCCGGCTGGGCGCTGTCGTTGCTGCGTGCTCTGGCGTTCTCCACAATGGCAGGCTCCTTCTCTGCGTCGGTCTCTGTGGTTACGGCCGCCGCACCGCCGGCCGTGGGCGTCACGCCCATAGTCTGCATGATGTCATTGCTCAACCCCTGCACCATCTCCGGCGCGGCCTTTGCCGCCAGCTGCAAGGACAACTGCATGTACTGGATCAGCTTCTGGAACATAGTGCCGCTCTGGCTCACCTTCTGCATCACGCCGTCCTTGCCGTCGAACTCCATCATGTCAAGGCACATCAGCGCCTGATCCGTCAGCTGCGGGTTGAAGAAGCCCATCTGGAAGAATTGCAGCGCCAACTCGTTCTGGCTCACCTTGGTGTACACGTTCTTCTTCTGGGCGCTGACCTTGATATCGAACACCGGCAGCCTGTCTCCCATGCCCTCCACCATCGAGAGCTGTACCTGGGGCTTGAGACCGCTGTTGTCATAGGTAATGTACTGCTGCATGCCGTACTGTCCCACAATGCGGAACTTCCGGGGCATGTCGTAGAACTGGCGGATCAGCTCAATGCTCAGGTTCACCAGCTCCGTGTACGCCCGGTAGGCGGACAGACTGCTGTCCCGGCTGCCCTTGCCGCTGGCCTCCTGCAAGGCGGCGATGGCGCTGGCCGCTGTCACGCCGCTGCTGGTGGAGCCGGTGGCGGTCTCCGTGTTGCCGCTGGTCTCCCGCAGTTCCTGAATGATCCGGTCGAGGTAGCTGACGTACACGCCGTCCAACGGCTGGAACGGAATCTGCCGCAGGCTGTCCTCCCCCAGATTGCCGTTGACGTTGACGATGCTCTTGGTCAGGTCAAGAAACTCCGTCTCATTGATGCCGCCGTCCTGCCGCTTGAAGTACCGGGGCGTAGCGCCCGCCATGGCGTTCTTGACAAAGCTGGTGTTCAGCAGGTCGATGCATGTCTGGGGATTGCGGCAGATATCCACAAAGCCGTAGCCACAGGGGCTGCCCTCGATGGGAAACAGCGCGTCGAACACATAGGGGTACATCCCGTGGTCATAAAGGCCCCGCTGTGCCAATGCCGGATCGTTCTCCGTGGCGAATATCACCTGATCGTTGACGTACTTCACGTACTGCACCGTTTTCCGGCCCTGCACATAGCGGTGGTAGTAGCACTCCACCACCAGCACCTTGCCGTCGGTAGACACCGTGTCGTCATAGAGGAACTTCGCGGTCATGAAGTTCTGACCCTTCAGCTTGCCCTCCAGCGCCGGATACTGCTCCTCCAGCAAATCCCTATCCATCAGCTCCACATGGAAGAGATAGCGGCTGCGCTGGATGTCGGTGATGCCCGGCTCCCAGTACAGGTTCAGCAGGTTTACCTTGCTGATAGTGATATCGCCCAGCCCGTTGAGCTTGCCGGTGTCCCACACCACCTTGTATACGCCTGTGCCGCTCTTGATCTTCTGCCACGCCACGTCGGAATACGTCTTTTCAAACTGGTTCTGCTCCAGCACACAGGGGATGATGGCCGTCAGGATGTGAGCCTCGGCCCGGTCGTCCTCCTCGCGTGGCAGGATGTTGGGCTCGGGGTACGCCTCCATGGCGTCGGCGTGCTTGCTGACGATCACGTTGTGCAGCCACCCCGACGCGCTCTTAAAGCCCTCCTTGGCCATGGTCAGACTGTCGCCGCCCTCCTCGGCGTCGTTGCGCAGCTTCCACCAGTTTTCACTGGCCACGATCCGCTGCTCTGTGCGCTTTTTCCCGGTCTTGTACTTCTGTAAGACCTCCGTCAGCTTCTTCACCTGCTCCGCCCCGATGGCCAGCGCCTGCGGGGCTTCGGTTGTCTTGGTTTCTTCCATATGTTCCTCCTATCGCCTCTTGAACATATCCAGCGGGTCGCTGAGTATGATCCTCGGTTTCACCGGCACCACCGGCTTGATGGGCCGGGACATGCACATATACCGCACCTCGTCGGCCACATGATCCTCCAGATCGGTGTCCAGGTCCTCCGGCTTGGTCTCGGAGTACATCATCAGCGGGATGGTGCGGATAAACGCCTTGCAGCAGTCGAATACATACATCCGGGCATAGCCGTTCTCGTCGAACTGCATCCGGTAGTGTACCTGCATCCAGCCGGGAATCCGCTGGTTGTCGCCGGGGGAGAAATAGATACCGTACCGCATGGCAGTCTCGGCAATGCTCTCACCCCGTGAAGCGTCCCAGATGGCCGGGTCTGCCACACTGTCCACGATCTCCCGTCCCTTGAGCCACGGGTGACTGCGCTCCAGCTCTGCCATGCGGCGGAACTGCTCGTCCGGCGACCACTTCACGCCTTCGTTGGGGGTAGCGGTGCAGCCGTACATCTCCATGATCCGGTACAGCACGCCGTCATAGTCCACGGCCCAGTAGCCCACGGAAAAGGGCTTGCCGTAGCCGAAGTCGTAAGAGCGCATGATGTTCCACCCACGGGGCGGCTCAAAGGGCTCTATCACATGGCACCATCTGTGCTGCTTCCGCAGCTCCTCCACCGTGGTGCCCAAGTCCTTGGCCAGCTTGACCGGCGGGTCAGGCCGGAAGTCCTCGAAGAACTGTCCCTCGAAGATATCCCAGCTGCCGTACAGCCACGCTTCCCGCAGCTTGGGCGGCAGATTCTCCAGCTCTGTGATGTAGTCCGGCTGTGTGGCCATCAGCGCCTTGTTGTCGGTGACAAGGGCCTGAATGAAGCTGTAATTCTCCGGCCTTTCCCCGTCCTCGAAGCGTCTGTCCACAAAGAGGCGCTTGAAGTACCCGTGGGCAGGCCCGCCGGGGTTCAGCGTGTAGTAGGTGCGCTTGGGGAAGCCGTTGGTGCCGCGCACACAGGCGTTGATCTTCTTGATCCAGTCCTCTTGCAGCTGCCCCGCCTCGTCCAGAAAGATCACGTCATACTCCGCGCCTTGATACTGCATCAGGTCGCTGTCTGTAGCGCAGTAGCCGAAGGCCAGCGTGGAGCCGTTGCGGAAGGTGAACACCTTGTCGGACTTGTTGTATTTGGCAATGCCGTGCAGCTCCGGGCGCAGCACGTCAATGTGGTTGTTGGCCAACTCCCGGTACGTCTTTCGCACGATCAGCAGCTTAATGCCGGGATACTCGCAGGCCAGTATTTTGGCCTTGGTGCGCACGGCCCAGCTCTTGCCGCCGCCTCGCGCCCCGCCATAGGCCACATGCCGGTGGTCGTCCCGCAGGAAAGCGTCCTGCTTGTCGCTGATCTGAGACATATCCAGTATCATCGCTTGTACTCCTCCGGCAGCCCCGTGATCTCCAGCGTCTCGCCCTGCTGCTCCTCGCCCTCTGTGCCGATCAGGTCGATCAGCACCTTGGCAGACCTTGCGTCACCGGACACGGCCCCATCCCACAGCGCCACGATCATGGCCATCTGGTTGTCGATCTCCTCCGCGTCCAGATACCGCCGCGCCAGTTTGTTCCAGCGCCGCTTATCCTCCACGGGGAGAGACAGATACAGGTCAGCCGCTTCTTTCAGGCTTCTTTTCCGGCGCCGCGCAGCCCCGGAAGCCTTCCCGCCCAGCCTGCCGTTTTTCGCGGCTTCCTCACGGTTTTGGTCTGATGTAAACTGATGCGGAATAAGGTTTTTCTCATTGGCCACTCGTCACCACCCCTCCATACAAAATCCTGTTTTAACGCGCCCGTCTCCCACCGCTGACGTTTGCCGTCGGCGCGTCCTACCCTCGCGGCGTTTTCCCGCGCACACCATCTGCCATACGGCAGCTTTGTCCCGCCCTACAGCGGTCAGGCGCTTTTTACGGCAGCGCCTGTGCCGTCCTGTATACCATGTTACCAAACCCCGAACAGCAATTTCTATCCCACCACCGCAGCGCAAAAAATGGGCGGGGTTCTACCCCGCCCGTCTACCTCTCAGTC